CCCATCGATATAGCGTTTATCATCAGCAAATATCTCGCCTTCTTGGATTTCTTGCTCTGCACTGTCTATATTACCCGTATTAGTGGTGCTCAGAAGCTCTTCTGTCTCAACCACGTATGCTACGGCGCCGTGGCCTTGAGCCTCAGCTACAGCGCATTTGTAGTACGATTGATAGGCACTTGCACGACTAGCAGGAGAGTGGCAAGAGGTAATCTCGTCAAAATCGCTCATTCTGAGCACATCTATCGGATGTCGAGTAATAATAATGGAAAATTTGTCGTTATCGATGTTATTTATCTCTTTTTTGATATATCCGGCGTTATCTTTCCAATATTGGAAGTATTGAGTGGCTAAATCGGTTAAATTGTAGCCGGCTGGACCAGCAACACCAGGATTTACGACATATAAATAAATTTGAGTGTTAATTCTCTCAAAATTCTCATATTCCTTCTCATCGATCGCCGCTTTGAGCATTTTTCCGGTAACTCGGCCTGATGTTCTAACTGGTTCGCCATCTGCCAACTTATAACCAATACCATCCAAGTGATCGTAGACTTTTTGGTATATTTCGTCTTTTCTTCGGCTTAAATCGGCCAATTTAGAGAAAAGCTTGCCGATTTTCATCTGAATCTTCTTAGTTTTCTTCTTTGGTTCCGGTCCACCCCCCAACATATCAAGAAAATCGTCAGATTTACGCAGATCTCGCTCGGCATATACCATACCTTTCTCCCAATCCACGTCATATTCTTGAGTTCTGAAGAATTCTGCGAACTTTCCAAGCTCTGTGGAGGGATCAATGGTCGGAAATGGTATAACAGCACGCATTTTGCCACTGAAAAGGTCATTAAGGGGCAAATTAGCTGGATCTAGGTCGTCCAGTACACTTTCAAGCACTCGCATTTCATCTTCGGTGACTTCTTTGAGTACTTTTTCGCTTTCGTTGACATTACCTTTTCTGCGACAAGAACCTTGTTTGCCTTTTGCGACTTTTGGGTTTCTTTCGTGGCCATCCCAACACTTTTCTTGTAAAATATCAAGTAATTTACTGGTTTTAGCTAAAATTTGTTCATCGGTTAGCATTTATTTTCCTGACGGCCTCTTTCATAGACTTAGAGCCGCGACATTTCCACTTTTTACGGGATAATGCGTTGGCACAAGGGGGGTTTTTGCACTTTTTAATCTTTGCTGAGCGCGCACAGTACGCATCACCCTTCTTGGTACCGGGCCTGATGCGGTCACCGCCGCCTTTTGCCTGCCCTTTTTGTCCATATGAGCGACATTTGCCGTTTACACGCTTAGCAAAGCGTTTTCCTTTGGAAGGTTTACAAGCTTTTTTCTTTTTTTCGTCTAGAACTTGCGATAATTCGTCTTCAATCATAATATCAAGAGACTCTTTCGTAGAATTGCCCCAGTTTTTAGCACCAACCTTGCGACATTTAACAAGAGCACCAGAAGCATAAGCGCTTGGCCACACTTTATAGCGTGATTTTACCTTATTATAGCATGCATCCTTTTTAGCAGAAGACTTTTTCTTTTTATCCCTCTTCTTAGTCTTGGCAGCACGTTTTTTGCCCTTTTGTTGCTTTTTCTTCTTTTCGTCTAATGAAGAAACAGAGCCGTCACCTACTTTGATACGTACGCCGTTACCATTAGAACTACCATAAGTTTCACAAGGGTCTTTGCCGCATCCACAATTCTTACTTTCTTCCTTTAATTCCTCATCATCAGTTTCATCTAAGATTTTATCAATACGATCGGCTTGACTTTGATGCATTTTTACAGCGCCTTTTAATTCATCGCTAATTTTCTCAAGTTCTTCTTCATGTTCTTTTGAATGTGATTCTGATATCGCTGCTTCTATTTCTTCTTGAATAATCTGTTCCAAATCCATGTATAATTCCTCGTTTTTCTTTTTAGATTTCTTTTTAGCTTTTTTACCCCATGATTTACCTTTACCACGCTCTTTACAGGCACCTGGAGTGGGCCGACAAGCCGGATACTTCTTACGGCTCTCACCGGATCCACGCCCACAGGACTTATAGCCACCTTTTCCATCGGGCGCATTGCAATCAACCCATCCTTTTTTCTTTCCTTTGGCTCCCTTTCTACCGAACCAATCTCTCAAAGACGATTCTTTGCTGGATTCTGATCCAGCTTTCTTACGTTTTTTCTTTTTTTCGTCCAATGGACCATATAAATCATTCATTTTTAGACATTTCCAAAGCTTTCTCCAGTAAATAGATCGGAATTTCACTATTGGCTATGTCTTTTATCTCTTCTATGGTTGCCCATTTAAACTTATCGTGCTCAACCTGATTCGTTACTGGATTTGGCTTGTCCACAGTGACATCCCCGGTCCACTTATATGTTAAAAAATAAAACTTTTCTGGCTTTGGTTGTCCTAGATAAACCAAATCACATAATTCACATTTAAGATTAGCCTCTTCAAATAATTCTCTTACCGCGCCGTCTTCAATAGTACAATCATTCTCGTCTACGTGTCCTCCGGGTATAGTCCATTGGCCTTCGCGCTCATCAATATTCGATCGTCTAATAATTAAAAACTGCTGGTCCTTGTTTAAACAAACAACGATACCAACAGTTTTTAATTCACCTTCAGTTAGAAATTTATTCCATTTAGTGCTCATCGACACGCTTTTGGTTTATTGCTTAAACCTGTACATAATGGAGCTAATGCTAATTTAAGATTAAGATTTTGAATTGGAGATACCCATACAATATTTTCGTGTACTCCATCCCTTTGAACATCTACACCCCATAAAATTCCCACTATGTTATAGTCATCATCATAAACAACTGACCCACTGCTTCCAAAATAGCCGTAAGTTTGCAGAATAATCTGTTGTCCTTTGCCAGGTGCCAATTCATAACCAGCAACAGAGCCTCTAAAGCTCAATAAGCTGTGCCAAGATGGGTATCCTGAATATGTAATGTCATCTCCAACGCTAGAAATAACATCGTTAGTTCTCCACTTCATTGGTTTTGCATTTTCGAAATCCTTTACCAAATAAAGTATTGCAATATCATTTAGCGGATCAGCGTGTATTAAGACAGCCAGTTGATCTTCACTCTCAGTACTAACCAGGTATGTACCACCCAATGGGCCATCAGCAACATGTTGTGCAGTTAATACAAGGGTCATATCCTTATATTTTATTAAGCCACCACTACCGTGACCTGTTCGTGTTACTACCTTGACAGCTGCCTTTCTGACAGCTTTTTCAACACCCGAATAAGATGAGTCAATTTGAGTAATTGTGTTGGTTTGTGAATCCGGCCCAGCAACCGGTGGTATTGTGTCTTGCGCATTTGCAGAAAAAATTAGCAACATAGCAGACAATAAAATATGTTTCATTAGTATATCCTCCAGAATAAGTAGTGATTACTTATTGTCTATCACATATACAACTGAAAGAAGAAGGGAATTTATCACCGCTAGCGGTATCACAACATAATAGCCAGTTATGAAAGCAAATATGATCAGGCCTATATTAATTCCAAGCGCAGCATTACAAAGAGCTTTATAAAATTGTTTAAATTTTGTTTCTCTGTTCAATTTTAGATATAACCTTTAAAGTACCAAGAAATTCGCGAGTTATCTTCTTGGTCTCTAAATTATATACTACCACCGATGGAAATAGCGTCTGATTATTTTTTATTGATTCTTCTATGACAACGCCCATACAATACGTCGGCGGTTCTGCAAGATTCGTTATTGTTACTCTTACCAATGTTCCTTTTGGAATGGCCTCTAATTCCTTTTCGACGCCATAAGATCTTGGATCCAACCTTGTGCCTCCCCATATTTTTTAAATCCCGGGGAGAGTGCAGCAAGGTATTTGCTAGTAGCAGCGCCAACAACTGCCCATTGCCATTTCCATTCGCTCTCACGACAGTAGACAAGGGACGCTCCAACTTTATATTTGTAATCGATATTTTGTTGAGCAACCAGTCTCCCCAAAACGCGATTTTTTTCTTTAGAAAATTTTTCTTCTTCAGACACAAGATTTTCCTCTTGAGGTAAGTCCGCACGAATAATGTGATAATTTGCGTCAGCAAATTTTCCACTAAAATTTTTCTTTATTACATTGTTAAAATGCTCTTTCATAGCGATTTCATCGCTTTCGAATGTTGTGACAGGTGCTTTCGCCCTGTTTCCATTCTTAAATACTTTATATACGTTCCAATTATAGCTCAATGCTAGCTCCAGTTATTGAATGCCATTCGTAAGTACCGACGGCAATTGATAGTTTTAATGATTCTTCTTCGATCGCTCCGACCATAGGCAATTCTTGATTTGCTTTGTTGATCCATCGCACTTCCCATATATACAATTCATCGAGCAAAACGTCGAATTGACGTATGCGGCGTACCAAGATACCAATATCGTTGTTGACACAGTCTACAACTATATCGCCTATACTAAGTATAACAGATTCTAGCCGGCTTTTCAAGTCTTCTTTCATATACTAATTATTTTTATATAACATTAACAGGTCTTCTATTATCATATTTTTTAGACTTTCTTCGGTATACGGCGCGCGACGTGGTTGGCCACCCATTATATAGCGATATCCCGACCACATTATATCCCACGCATATATGGGGCTAATTGCAGAGCCTGAGTCGACTAAATTGAAACGCTTCAAAAGCAATCCGACTTCGTTATACTTAATATCCACCACAAAGTCACCAGCCTCAAGCACAATGAGTTCTTTGTATCTATAATTGCCCACATAGTAGTTAGCGCAGCCAATTACATTCGTCGCTATTAATTAAGCTTTCCTTATATACCGGCTTGTAAGTCTTTGCACTCACCTTCTGTAGCATCCCACATACATCTTCAGGACACCTTTGGGTCTCGCGAAGCAGCAGATCGTGATCTTTTGCAATACTAGTTGCGCAACCGGCTGCAGCTGTCAATGTCACTAACGATAAAATAATTCCATAGTACATATATAAAGCTCCTTTGTTATATAAGCGGTCTTAAATAGTTATATAACAACGTATTGGCCGCGGTTTTCACGCACAATCCAAGTATCTTTCGCAATTTTAGGGAACCGAACCAAAATCATGTCAGTCTGCGCATCCATACTTATAACAAGCCCCAATGATCGATCGGCGCGGTACTGGTCTTTAATCCAGTCCCCTATAGATGCATTGCGTGTCATACTCTAATACGGTCGATAATGTATGGGTGATGGAACGAAAGGTCTTTATAAAGCTTTTTAATTACCTTTTTGGCAATTTCCCCAATGTCGCCCTTGATATCCTTCGATTTGAGAGCTTTCGCTAGCTCATCTTCAAGATGCTTTTTAAGGTCGCGCTTAACACCCTTTGCAATTGCATCGTCGATCATTTTTTTAATCTCGGACTTGTCTGCACGCGTTAGTTCTTCGTTTATAAGCTTAACAAGCTTTTCTTTTGTAATGTTCATATTCATAAATAGTTCGTTATTTCGTATATGCTAAAGTAAGATGCTTAGCTGCTACTGTTATTATATTTCCACTGTAAATCCATAGGACTTCATACATCGTATAGGGTTTCCGGCCCTTTCCATCACTCATAATAATTCCTATCTTGTGGGCTAGCGGTGGATTATCTACTTGATACCCGGTAAAAAAGACTAGGTCACCTTTTACGAACGATTCTACTTGACTATTATAACTCATAATTCAACTAAATGCAAGGCCTTCGCGGCATTTTTTTCTCCATATCGTAATCTTCCACCTTAACCAAGTGATCACCGTGCCACATTCCTTTATAATGATTGTTAACCGGCGAATTTGTCCAACGTACGACGTATTCGTTCTCTTCTGGGGTGCTTATAACAATACCTATATAGCGCTCGAAGTCAAAGTCAAGCACGGTATTGCGAAAATCGGGAGCTATGGTTACTAAATCGCCTATTATAAATTTACGTCTAACGTTATCCACGTAGTAATTATGGGTAATAAAATATTTCTACCTTCCCGTTAGGTCGACGTAAGCATTTTCCTTTCCAATCACAAAACTGTATTTCGTGCAATTTGTGTAATTCGATTACTCTTGTGGCGGTGGGTGAGTTCGCACAATACGCGTATCCGGTATCACCTGGGCATGCCCAACGAATCTCTGCATTGCACTTGGGACACCGATATGATGGCTTATCCAAATTAAACTTAGGTGCTATCTTCTCTGCGCCGTCCATATAATAGGTAGTGCCTAAAAGTGAAAAATATTTTGGGGGGATTTTTTTATGGACTCAATATCTCAATTTTTTCAGCGATATTAAAAAGGTGCTAAGCCTGCGCTAGCGCACCCTGCCAATCGCGGAGACATACATTCGGGTAGGTAGGGGGGAGGGGGTACCCCTAACGCATTTGACAGTTCTTTGACAAGCATATGAATGTCAATTAAATGTCAGATATATGTCAGCACGTATGTCAATTACTTGTGAATACTGTTAGGTCTAATACTATCACTTCTATAATAGGCATAGGTTAACATAGCCACATTGATATAGACTGCAACCATAATCGGCGTCCAAATTACAATATTGGTTGCTCTATCTTTTATTTTATGTGTTCTCGCAAACTTTCTCGCGTCTTTGATACACTTGCGCAGCATAAAGTTCTCTCCCTATAAGGCAGACCCTAACTAAGTATGCGATATTGTTACACTATTTATTTAATGTATTCTCGCAGGGATCTGCGGTGAGTCGACGTTAAAAGCCAACGGTTGCCAGATCAGCCTTCGCTGCCGCAATCCACAGGATAATAAACGCCACGCCAATGGCCACACCGCCAAGCGCATCCATCACTTGATCTTTCTTGTTATACACATTGCCCTCCAAGGCTTTTAAGTATACTCTATTGTATCACACCGCTGACCGTATGTCAACGTATATGTTATTTAATGTTGTCAAATCAATGTCAAAAACAAGTTGTAAAAGGTTTGTCAAAAGCATTGCACGGAGCATCTTGTCAAAAGAATGTCAAAATATATGTGCTTGACAGTGTGTGTGCGTATAGGTATAAAGTCTCAAGATAAATACCACCGCATTCCAACACATTTATAAACACACAAAGGCTTTGTCAGACAAATACTATCGCATCAGTCACCACCACACTCCACTATTACCCACTTTACACCACAACAATGCACAGGTATCACATACAGAAAGTATCAAGCAATACCATAGTAGAGAATGAAATAACATTAAACTTCATAACGGTATAACACCAAGGATAATCATTAAACACTTTAGACATAAACTAACTCCTATTACGTATAAGATAATCAATAACAATAACTGAAACGGTTGTACCTGTGATATAACCAACAATAAACATTTGCATAAGTATATTCTTTTGTTGTAGTCTCGCGCTATTTCTTAGCAGTGCCAAGTTTGCGCGCCTTCATAATGTGGCGTTCCTCGACGATCAGAGTCTCAGCTTTACCAACAGGCAACAGCTTATACTTCTTGGCACCGCGAGCAGCAGACGTAACCGGAGCCGCATCGGCAGCGATCACCATCATAGGTACATTGAGTTTGAGATAACCATCACCGCATCGGCGTTGAGCGGTTGGCGTAGCAGAACGGAAAGTCACAAGCTGACCCTGCGCATACTTTGGCTTATCATTATGTGCTACCAATACCTTCTGAGCATACTTATTCTTTACCATCTTGTTATACTGAGAATAGGTAGGGATAAACGTATCGTTACCAATAATCTCGCGGGCTGTATCTTTGAAGTAGCCGGTTTCCATATAGTAGTTAGCAACCACGATAGCATCAGCACGCAGATCAGGATTATTTGTATAACTCTCAATCCATTTCTTACGCTCGGCGACAGCAGCATCGTCATGTTCAGCCTCAATCTTCTTGAGAATCTGAAGCTGACGATCAGAAAGACGGCGATCACTCTTGACTTGGTTGGTCAAGCTCTCAACATACCCAGCGGCCCAGCTTGACGGCTCACAACGAATACTTAAGAGTTCCAAACGCATCAGAAACGTCTTGTGTTTTTCAGCAGCGGCTGACAGCTTCTCAGGCGAATACCGATCCTCAAGCGTTGCAACCCACTTGGCCCGACCAGCGGACAAGCGACCTTTGCGCTCATAGTTGGACAGCAAAGATTGGGCAAACGTGCGATCCCGTTGAGAGATAGCAGAGTTGGCGATCAGTGCTTCAAGGCGGGTTTTATAAGTTGCGCGAGCCATAGGTAATACCTCTGTTGTAAATAGTTAACTTAGGAGTTGTTTGCTTCTTTCTCGGCAGCTTCTTTCTCAAGCTCGGCAAGGTCAGCGGCCACATCGGCGATCGTCATCTTACGAGTTTTACGCAGCTTGTTCTGCGCGCGTTGGAGTTGTCCCCATCGCCGCGAGTTAGCAGGGTGCTCACACAAGTGAATGTGCTCGATTCCGATGGCGCGATAACGGCGGATAGCCTCTTTAGTTGCCTTCAGGGTGTCCGGCTTTGTCAATACGCGCTCGGCAAAGTCCAGCTTTCCAGCTTTGTCGAGGGAAACATCAGTTTTACTTACAAAATACTTCAAGGTCAATCTCCTAACTTGATGTAAACATTATACCATAGAAAGTGGGGTGAAGTCAACAACTAAGTTGTCAAGTGAATGTCAAGCGTCGATTGCGATAACGCGCTCATTGGTTTGAAAGTAGGGGCGGGCCGCGTGGGCACTGGTGGTCATCCACATACGCTGGCACTTGGATGCGATTGGCTTAGGCGCGCACAGGTCAGTCAAGACGATATGCCCGTCAAAGTCACCATCATTGACATACTTGGTAGGAGCATCGAAGCACGTACCGCCAGTCAACACGCGCTCGGTCTTCTTAGTCTGACCCTTCTTCCAAGTGTACACCTTGTCAACAGCTACCTCGGTATCAAAGGGTACAACCGTGAACTCGGCAATCTCAGCCAGCTTGTTAAGCTCAGAGAAGAACGCAGCGAGCATCTGATCATCAACAGAGCCAGATTGATCGATACTAATCGCAATCTTAGCTTGACGGCGGACACGCTTGCCGGGGTGAATCTTAGGGAACCGCTTGTTAAGGCGTCGAGGCGTCGAACGCTTGTCAGCGCGCTGGCTTGTTTTGACGAAGTATCGAAGAACTTTGCGCCAGTCAACCTTAGTTGTTACCCGATCTAGAATATCCTGTCGCATATGTGAAGACACAGAGCCCCAGTTGCGAGCCTTTTGGGCTTCCTCGGCGGCTTGCTTTACAGCTTCTTTAAGTCGCTCTTTGGCGATCTCTTGAGTAGTAGAATCACCCTCACCAAACTGATCGTGATCATCAAAGCTGTCGGCACCGTCAAAGGGGTCACCGCTACCGTCACCGGGCTGACCTTGGCCGTCACCGTCACTTGATTCTTGGTTCTCAGCCATATCATTCAGGGCTTCAAGATACCATTCATAAGACTTGCCAGCCGGAAGGTGCGCGAACGGGCCTTCACCGGGGAAAACACCCTTCATACCCTGACCATCGTGCATGATAGGGCCGGGATCAGCCTCACAAGGCAGCTTGCCAGCCATCTCAGGCAGTCCATTGATTGCGAGGTCCATCGCAATGTTGTCGATGCGCTTGAGGCCATCAGCAGGCTTGCGGCCAGTCACGTGCTCAAGGATGATATGGTAAAACTCGTGCATCAGGACACCAAGTTGGTGCTCAGGCTTTAGTTGACCCATGAAGTCAGGATTGTAAAGCAACTCAAACTGAGCAGTATGCGGGTTGACACGCACGCCAGCGGTCGGAATACTGGTGCTGGAGGTCTTGTCAATGCGACGAGACAGAGCAGCAAAGAACGGCTCGCGCATAAGCAAGCGCGCAGTATGCATATTGAGATTGAAAGGCTTGGCTGGCTTGTTAGTGTCGTCGGACATTTGTTCTCCCTGATTACTTTACAAGTATACCATAGAAAGAGGGTGTAAGTCAATGATTAAGTTGTCAAGAGAATGTCAAGGGATGGGAACACTAAACGCGGCGTTGATCACTGTGTCAGCATACCACTGGTCGGCTTTAGAGCCGTCAAATAGCCTGTATTGGCGTCTGTTGGCGTTTAGCTGTCCCCATTCCTTAGTGGTAGTCTCGCGGGCTTCTACGACCACACAGGGGCATTTATCGTGCTCCCTGATTAGTAGGTCGCCTACCTTAAAGATCAAGAGTTGCCCCCAAGGATCTCGACAAGGTGATCCGACACGCGACGACCATCGGCAGCTTCTGCCTTGTGGAGCGCCACAACATTATCAATGTTGTCCGTGTCACCGAGGACGGTCCATAACTTCATAGCTACCTCAGACGGCAGGGTCACGAAGTAGTTAGCGAGGTTAGTCACCTGATCCTCGGTCAGAGTCTCAGCAAACACATCGGAAGCCTCAAACTTCTCAATCATAGCAGCGTGGTCATTGATGCCCCATTGCTCAGTCTTTGAGAGGTCACCGGCATCAAGGATGTCGCTGATCGTTACTTGCCACTCGTACTTCTCAACGAAGTCGCGGAGTGCTACAGCACCCTCAAAGCCAACGAACGCAGTCGCAAGGTTGAACAGAAGGTCACGGTCGCCTTCTTCACCGAAAACGCCGGTTGAAACTGCGGTATCGCTAAACCGCTTCCAGCTACGGCGTGAAGGATAAACCTTGTTAGGCTCAAAGTCACCACGATGCTCCAAGTGGATGCGGTTCTGATTAATGAAATCCCAAAGAATGCCATCAACCTTGTCGTTTGCCCACTTCAGCCAATCTTCTTCAGAGGGCTCGACATCAAACACGGTCCAACGGTCAAGCTCGGCAGGATCCATCTCGCCAACTTGGTATTGAGCACCGTGCTCGCCACCGTTGACGGCAGCGACGATCAGGGTGTCAGCGTGAAGGTGCCAACCGTTCAGCTTGCGGCTGTCGGTCAACTCGAAGAGGCCCTGACGGACCTCGACAGTCGCACGGTCCACTTCATCGAGGAACAGCATCACAGGTTGCTCACACGCGGTCACAAGCCAGTCAGGGGCGTTCCACGTGGTTGCCTTGCGACCATTGATCTCGGTGTCAGCAGTGTCAGGCAGACCAAGAAGGTCACCCTCGGTCATCTGGCTGGCGCGGCGCTCGACCACTGGCAAGTTGCGAGCGGCAGCGATCTGATAGACCACCTCGGATTTACCCACACCGTGACGGCCGCGGATGAGGACAGGCAACTTGCTGTCAAGAATGTGAGGGGCGACGGTTGTGAATGTTGCGAAATCAATGGACATGAAGGCTCTCCAGTGGAGTTAGGTTGTTTCTCTATCTTACTTAGTAAGTATACCAGAGAATGATGTAAAGGTCAAGAGTTTTGTTGTCAAGGAAATGTCAGGTAAATGTTGCGGCTTTGGTCTTACTATTCAGACCCGCGTATTTCCGAAGTGCCGCTGCCCTCCGTATTGTTTTCTGCCGTTTGCAACCGTCAGTTGCCCGATGCACCGGGCTAGCGTCAACACACGCTAAAGGGTTCTTCCCTCATTTGGTATAACCATTATACCATTAAAAGTGGGGGGTTGTCAACAACTAAGTTGTCAAGAGGATGTCAAGAGGCCACCTCAAGATCGCGTTCTGGAAATGTCGGGTATCCGAATCGCTCACTGTTTGAGTTGTCGCCAACCCAGGCCACGCGAGCAAAGCCACAGCCGCCCTCTGCCATCACAAGGCCAACCTTGCCAGCGTAGCCTTGACGCATAGCGCGCTTGTTGGTTTTGCCTCTCACCAGTTGGCCAACCATAAACTTTGGTGGCTTCGGAAGTAGAGCCTCGATCATCTGGCTCGCGTTGTCACGGAATGAGCCAGCAAAATAGTCAGACTGTATATCGGAATAGTCATCACACCGGCGAACGTGGAAGTTGCAAGCATCGGCCTCAAGTTGAGCAGCGCCATCACTGGCCATCGCTCCGTTGGCCAAGAATGAGCCAACGTAACCGTTATGCTGGAAGGCCCAGCGCGTTCCGTTATATTCTACATCAATATCAATGCCTTGTTTCTTGAAGTGAGTTTTGATTTTCTTGATTACAGCTTTAACTTTCACGCATATCTCCTTACTTGATATACTCTATTATACTTGAAAAATGGAAAGAAGTCAACAACTAAGTTGTCAAGAGGATGTCAAGAGACATCATAATGCTCTTGCAACCCAAGATCCTTGATCACGTCCTTGGTGATCCCACTCGGATAGGCATAGTCATACTTGCGAGACTTGTTATATTCGTTTCCAGTCGTCGGGAAGGCGCGCTTAATAGCTTCTGTTAGACTTTGCTCGCTTGGCTGGAGCCAGCCCTTCGGTGGGTCAAGCGTAGGGAGGAGCGACGACACAGGAAGATCCTGCCCCTCGGCATCTGCATAACGCAATGCTTTGTCATTAGCCTGCACCAATCTTTCAAACTGATCGCGTGATGTATACCGGTGCTGATCAGGTGCTGCAAGTTTGCGAGCATCAACGTGGGTAACGGTTAGTTTTGTGCTGTTTGCGTGGCAGTCATCCCATGCAACCGATTTAATATAACGCAGGGTCAGAAGATCACTGCGCCACTGTCCATCTTTGTCATAGCCTGTCGAACGAATGGGCAAAATCGAGCCGACACCGATACCCAAATCGCGAGCAGATTCCAGTGCGGCGATGCGCATGCGGCGCGTTTCTTCGACAAAGATTTGCTTGTCACGCTTGACGTGCGTGCAGGTTCGGCGTGTGTGTCCACGCTCTTTGCAGTATCCACAAGTCACGTTCTTCATACGCTCGGCTTTAGCAGCCTTGTTAGAAACCTTCTCGCCGGTAGCCAGATCGATCTTGGTGCGCTTCAAGTAAAGCGCGCGCGCACTGTTAGCTTTGTTGGTGTGATAGTCGATGTTCCACTGTCGATCAGTGTTGGTTCTTTCGATCTCTGCATCGCTCATAGCGCGGTATGCTTCGATCTCTTTCATCTGGTACTCATATCTGCGCTTGATCTCGGCAGTAAGAGATGGGCAAGCGCGCTTGTTGTGGCCACTTTGATAGCAGTGCGAGCAGGTTACGGTTCCGTTATATGACATATGATTTTCTCCGATGGAGGGGTGATTGATTTCTCTAACTTATGATCTATTATCTCATATGCGAGAGAGAAAGTCAACAAGAAAGTTGTCAAGAGGGTGTCAAGGAATCATCAACAAGTGAAAGATGTTGACTACATTCTGTTTCTGGCTCTGGTTCGCCCTTCCACAAAACTTTAACG